ATGGTCGGTTGGCACGACCAATTCACGATAGGCAACTCTAGATTTGCCGTTTATGAGTGTGTTTATGATGGCGCAAAGCAATTTGGGACAACCTACTACGTGTTCTGGGTCAGTCCTTCTCGAGCTGGTTGTTTTGTTGGAACAAATGGCTGGGACACGGTCGCTCACACATTCACGGGCACTCAGTATTTAGACTACGCGCTCCAGCCGTCAGATGCCTACGGTCAATCGCTGGATTATGGTGGTGGTGCAACAAATCTCACATCACCGATGTATTTCAACAACACTACCACGCTTGACATATTCAGGTATACTTCCACGGCTGATTCAAAACAAAGTTGGTTTTTGTTTAGACAAGGTCTACCTGTCTCATATCCTTTCGCAATTCATCGCGCTGATACTCCCTTGTACTCGTGGTTAGACTTGGATACGGGTATGATCCCAGGTCTTTATAGCGTAGCCGCCGGCACAGCTAATGCGACAGGATCTGTTCAATTTTACCTTCAAGAAAACATTCAAAGAGCCTATCCCTACGGTCAAGCACAGGTAGGTGCGCCTAACCCTTATTACTATAATGCGTACGGCTGGCACGGCTTATACTGTGGTATGTATGCTTACTACGGCACGGGAAAAGTCTATGGCGGTTGGAACGTGAATGCCAGCTTCGGAGTGAACGGGAAAGTAATTATCCCCGTGGGTTCCCCCGAGGTTAACCCAGCGTATCTAGCCCCGTTCAACCCAATTTGCTCCGAACTTCCTTGGACTTCTTTCTCCTCAACCCCTCTGGCGACTGATTTCGGAGTCTATATGCACTACGCCAACAACACACTAAACTTCGAAGACCGGTTCGTCGTTGACCCCGGCGTCGAAGAGTGGGAAATTCTCAACTGCACAAATAACGCCACGGTTACAACTGCCGTTAGCCCAACATTCCTGGCTCGTGTGGTCTAACGATGGCCACTTTTCCGATCAGCAACGACAGAGTTAATCTCGACCTGTTCCCCTCGGGGGATTGCCCAACTTTGCCAACCCAGGGTCAAGTTTGGCCGCAAGGGTTATTCTTCGGGTCATACGCTAACCTTGCAAATGGGGCTCCTGCAGCCCCCGAAAGCACAGATTTCGTTGATTACCTTTACCCAGTGTCGACTAATTGATGACGTAAGATGGCAACTTTTCCGATTGGTGACGACTTTATCTACGGACTTGTTAGCTCCACCTCGTTTACAGAGGTGAGTGATGGTGGCCAAGGGGAATTGTTGCCAAGGTATTGGTCTGCCCAAGGGTTACTTAATCTACTTCCGGGTTTCACGTCCCTTACGCCCATACTTAACCAAACGAGTCAAGTATCGGTTCGCACATGGCCCGCTCAAGGTTTACTCAACCTGCTACCGGGGTTCACTTCTCTCACGCCGCTCGTCAACCAAACAAGCGAGGTTTCGGTTCGAACTTACCTCGCAACCAGCACCCTGAATATGAATTTCTCAGGTTCTCCAACTTGCAACTGGCCGACCCTTCCAACCACGGGACAAATCTGGCCGTTAAACAATTACTTCTACGAGTACGCGTCAGCTTCACCCTCCCTGACACCTCAGCAAGAATTCACCGACTATCTTTACTGGGTTTGAGTTTAACTTCTCTCTAATTTCTAGCCATGGCAGCTCCCAACATCAAAAGTTCAACAACTTTAACATCCGTCTTCCGGAAATCAACTGGTTACGCGGTCAATTCGACTCTGGCTGCAGCACTCAGTAATGCCACTGGTAGTGGAAAAAGACAAAGCTTTCGCGCGCAAGCGAGCTCCGATAGTGCTCTGGAACTTGTTATCAGCTACGAGGGGATCAGCTGATGCTTGGTTTCAACGGCGGATTGATGGGCGTCCGGCGCACGCCGACAACCGGTTCAGCGTCTGGGCTGTGGTTCCAGAATGAGCAGAGCGTGGCGAAGCGTGCAGGAATTTGGCCAATTTCTGGAGGCATTGCCGGGCTAAATCCAGTTCTCTGGTATGACTTCGCAGATGAGTCAACTGTCACAACATCAAGCGGACAGATTACGCAGATTACAGACAAAGGAAGCCTTGGCCGTACACTGACAGCCAGTGCTACCGGACCAACCTACGCGACAACAATCAACGGCTACAAGGTGTCAGATTGGGGCACCAGTGCTCATAGCAACTGCTTGCGCAATACCGATACAACAGGTTTTACCGTTGAAGAAATCTACTGCGTAGCAGACAGCAGCGAGACCAGCAGCATTACAAACTCAGGATTGCTTGGTAGCTATACGGACGTTGACAAGACAATCATTATGAACGGGTCAGGTACAGGTTTTGAGGGGCCACTTGGCGGAAACTACTACATAGATCGAGTCTTTTTGAATGGTGGCACAACAGATAGATACTCTAATGTGTTCTCAGAAATTGCAAGCCCTTGCATTTTGCGAATGCTTGATACACGTGGGGCCATCACTGGAACGACCGGAGGATTCCAAATTGGAAGGGATCGCGGAAACGGCAACCGTGGCTGGCGCGGCCTGATCGCTGAAGTTGTCTGCTTCTCTTCCGTATTGGGCAGCGATGATCGGGCAGTAGTACAAAACGCGCTTGCTTCTAAATGGGGCATCACGCTGGTTTGACCGCAGGGGTAAAACCTCCTATAAAGGGTTTAAGTTTGTTGTATGCCAACTCTAATTTTCCCGTCGCCTGCTTACAACGGACAGATCTACCCTGATCCCCCTATCGCAGGTGTAGATCAATACGAGTATAACGAGCAATTTGACACTTGGGAGTTGCTTTCAAGCGGACCTGGACCGGTTGGGCCTGTCGGACCGCCGGGACCGCCAGGACCTTCTGGAACGCCGGGAACTCCCGGGACTCCTGGTTCACCTGGGCCTACAGGTTCGCCGGGACCAACTGGTACTCCCGGAACTCCTGGTTCACCTGGGCCTACAGGTTCGCCGGGGCCAACTGGTACCCCTGGAACTAATGGATCTCCTGGTTCTCCTGGGCCTACAGGACCAACTGGTACTCCTGGAAATGATGGGACTCCTGGTTCTCCTGGGCCTACAGGACCAACTGGTACTCCTGGAAATGATGGGACTCCTGGTTCTCCTGGGCCTACGGGACCAACGGGACCGGAAGGACCTGTGGGACCGCCCGGACCTCCTGGAGGAGGATCGTCGGAATTTACGTTTACATATTGGACAACAAACTTACTCCCTGCGGGGGGCGCTGAAAACATTAATCTTGGTATGGGGAGTTTGTTCAACCTGGTGTCAATTTCGTCGGATTCGCAAATGTGGATTCGCGTTTATGGTGAGCCAACGGCAAGAGCCGCTGACACAAGAACATCCCCTGGTGGAACTCCCCCCTTGAGTGGAACTGGTTTCTACGCTGAAGCTGTAACGACAACGGCAGAGGAGACAATCACCTTTGCGCCCCTGCCAGTTGTTTACACGGGAACCGGTTTAACTTACGTAAGGGTAGTAAATATGGCCTCCAGTCCACAAACACTGGAGCTAGTGTTCCAAACACTTGAAATCGTTCCTTCTCCACCCGGCTGATAAAACATTGTGGTACTCAACAAAGTTCAACTGTTAAATAATGTTGGGGTAGCAGCCGGAAGTTACGTTAACCCGAACCTCATCGTGACATCTGACGTGGGGTAAAATACCAACAAGAAGGTGAGAAAGTTTAATGGCACTCAGCAAAGTTCAACTATTTAGCCCCACACCGTTCATTCCCCCCGGATCCCCGGCAAATAAAATTGTCGCCCCGTTAGAAGTTTTAACAGGCACTTACTTCTGCAATAACTTCACCCTTAACAGTGGTACGAACTGCTACATTCGGGACACGGTTTACATCATGGCCCGTGGCGACGTAATTATCAACGGTGGCATAAGAGGCGACGGGGACGAAGCAGGTGTTCTTCCTCCGATGAGTTATTCCATCTTAGGCAGCCAGTGGAGTTCAACAGTGGTAAGTCAGTCCGATCTGTTCGGAAATTACGGAAACTACAACGGTGCAGGTATTGCCGGGGCGCGAACGGCCATAGGCGGTTTAGCTTCTGAGGCGATTGTGAATTTACGGGGTTCAGATGGTGCCTCAGGGTACTTAGCTAAGCTAGGCACGACCCCTGTCGGCGGTCATTTCTCTTCGGGAGGTCTTGCCGGAAAGACCCTCATCGTTCGAGCTCTAGGAAACATTATAATTGGCTCCAGTGCCTTTATTAACTGTAATGGGCAATGGGCACAAAATTGGGGTGCCTCGCTATTCCCTTTACCCCCGGAGCTTGTGATGTCAGGTGCCGGCGGTGGATCAGGGGGCGTAATCATTTTAGACGCTGATGGGTTATGCGTCAATACCGGATCTCTTGCCGCCACAGGTGGTAAGGGAAGCAATGGTTTAAATGGTAGTTTTGGTGGTGGTGGTGGTGGCGGCGGTATTATTATCGTTCAGTCACGTTATGAGACTTCCGTGCTAGGAACGACGGCTGTAAGCGGGGGACTTGCAGGCGACTCTTCAGGCACTCTCCTGGGCTCAGGGGGCGGAGGAGGTTGCGGGGGGTTTGGGGGAAATGGGGGGGTAGGGTACGTACCTGGTGATCTCAACCCTAGAGCTCCGTTGAACGGAGCCGTAGGAGTTGTTCGACAATGGGGTACTCCTTGGTAATGACTTTAGACACAAACATGAACTATTCTGTCACTGATTGCTACTACGCGGATGTAGACCACAAAACCATAGCTTGCTGGCTAGAGATACCAGATGCGGAAAAAATGTTTCTACTTCTTACAGCGGACGCTCCAGATTCAACAGCAACTTTTTATGAAAACGCTCTGAACGGGGAGTATGGTCCCATCACAAGTTACACTGACTCTCACTGGTATTGCACACTACACGGGTTTTACTGGAATGACCAGTACTACGGTTTAGGGGATGTAATGGTTTCTCCATCTGGAGAGCAACCTCCCAACTCCACCAACGAACCAAATCCTTACTACTTTACGCGAGTTCTATCATGAAAGCACAAGTACAAACCTACAGCGGGTGGAATGGGGAAACCTGGATTCAAGCCTCGTTCCAATGGTCGGATTCTCTCGAGACTGCCAAAGAAAGCCTAAAGACTCTGACAAATACCCAAGCATACACTTACCTACAACCATCGGATTGGCTGGTAGTTCGACAAACTGAAACAGGAGTCGATGCTCCAGAAGTCTGGACAACGTGGCGTCAGGAAATTCGTGATTGCGCTATCCAGAAAAATCAAGAAATCTCCCTCTGTTCTTCAAAAGAAGAACTTGCTGAGTACACCGCAAGCGACCAATACCTGGAATGGCCTGACTCACCCTAGAAGTCGAGAGACAACTCCTCTGAGTCGGATTTTTTGAACGACCCGTACAGACTCTCCGGAGTCTCATATTCACCGCAACCCTTACTTCGGTTGGCACTGGCGAGGACGATTGCGTACCTCGCCTTTTCATTATGGAACTTTTTCCAGGACTCCCAGAGCGTCTCGAGTCGAAACTTCTTCGCAGTCGGCGGGCCAACCAACGCAATGTCCGTGTACCTTAGTTTATTTTCAGTCATGAAAATATCGGCAATCTCGCTGAACGACAGCCCAGTATGATCGACGTCTGTGCGCATTCCTCGACGAATTTGCTTGCCCGTTAGACAGCAGACGCAGGGCAACTCAACCTGATCTCGAAATTTCTTCAACTGATCTTTGACGGCGCCACGCATCGCAGACTTCACGGCATTGTAATGCTTTTCCTCCGCAGTTGCCGCAGAGGCGATCTTCTTGGTCGGATATAACGCCTCTACCAGCTTGCTCTTTGAAATCGGCTGGCGAGTTCCAGCTCTCTCGAGTGAGAGCATCTTCACTTTTCGCCCACCGGCAATCTCGACGTTGCGAAGGTAAACAGCAGTCTCAGAATCCTGACCCAGTTTCCCCCACTGTTCGGTCAATCGGCAGCTGCGAAGAATGAACTCGGCAGGCTCACCACACAGACGACTGCCTGCGCGATGGTTGCCAATGATTCGGCCAATCTTTTCGTTGTACTGACCTTTGTTCAGATCGAAAGTAGTTTTTCCAAGTGTCATGACATATTTCGCGGAATATCCCGCAGTTTCCCTCGATAACTTTACCCACCACGGCTCTCGCTATAGTGAATGAGTGAGTGGTACCCGTCGATGTGAACACCGTCATTCGTCAACGCGACGACCTAAGACTGCTGGAAGGCACGCAGGTTGAATGTTCGGGTCGGGTCAAAGAGTTTCGCCGTCACGAAAAACGTCAAGACCTTGACACCATTCTCCTTGTCAGCTTGATCGTTACTCCCCTACCAATCGGAGAGTCGATTCTGGTTAGCCACCTGTGGTTTCTTCGCCGTCAGTTCAAGAAGATTGGTCGCGTGCCAGAGCAAAACGAGCGTGTCAAATTCTTCGGGGAAATCTACTGTTACACTCGCCTCGGAGGGAAATCCATCGACCGAAACCTGTTCGGATCTACCGACTACGGGATTAAGCCACTAAGTTACAATGCAAATTGAGATTGTCAACCACTTCACCAACACCGGAAAAGAGTTCTTTCGATTTGAACTCTACGACGGGCCAGACGGAATCGAGCACGTAAGCGGTTTCGCCTCCGATCTGGTTGAAGCTTTCAGCAAGATTATTGAGTGGAGAGAGCGAATCGGCCAAGACTACTACAACGAAATTAACGATGAAACCGACTACTGAGGAACTTGCCCGTTTTCGGGAGAGCGCAACCGAATGGGCCAAAGAACGCCTCGCCGATGCGTCCACAGTCATAATTGACACGGAAACCACCGGCCTGCCAAGCAAAGATCCCGACACCGAAATTTGCCAGTTGGCGATTACCGACGTTAAGGGTCGCCCGCTCTTCTCGATGCTAGTGAAACCCAACAAGCCGATGAACGACGAGGTGATTGCGATTCACGGTATCACCAACGAACAAGTTCAAAACCAGCCCATCTTCTCTCAAATTGCCAAGATGGTCGCCTTCGTTCTTGAAGGTAAGCACGTTGTTTGCTGGAACAGTGACTTCGACGTGAAACTTCTATGGTCTCTCTTCAAGAAGTACGATCAAAAACTACCGAAGATTGCCGGTGCGTCCTGCGCGATGGACCAGTATTCCGAGTGGGTTGGCGAGTGGAACGCGAAGAAAGAAGGTTTCAAATGGCAGCGCCTTCCCGCCCTTTCCGGAATGCCAGCTCACGACGCTTTCGCAGACTGCCTTTCAACCATCAAAGTGATTGAGATGATGGCGGGATCGATGAGCAAGGAAGAACTCAACGCTGAGGATATTGACCTCGACTTCTGATTTACACGTGGCACTCTCCCCCTATACTATTCCCGACCAACTCACTGGAACAATGTACGAATTTGGGCGTTATCGTCTAACATACGAGCCCCCCTCCGATGTAGTCGAAACCGAAATTTCGATGACCATCTCTTCAGACGCGACTCTACCTCAAATGGTAGAGCTCTTTCAGAATTTCCTTCAAGTCAACGGGTATCTACTTGACGGCGCAGTACTGAAGGTCTCAGAAGAATGAAAAACAGCAATCCCTGGTTCATTGAAGGGTCGTCTCGCGCCCGCCTTGTTTGGGTAACTCCCGACGCTGAAGAGCACATCGCCTACATCGCTCGTGTCAGCAACCCGAAGAATCAAGAGAACGAAAAGTTCGAAGGTCTTCTGAAGTATTGCATCAAGCAAGGCCACGTTTCGGTGTTTGAGCAGGCTTATATGTGCGTGGAGTTGATCACTCCGCTGGCAATCGCAACGCAAATGCTTCGTCACCGGTCTTTCTGCTTTCAGCAATTTTCGCTACGTTACAGCTCGAACGAAGAGTTGAAAGATCTGCTTGGCGAATTCGGCTCCCTGTACTACATTCCTGAAGAGGCGCGAGTTCAGGATCACAGGAATCGTCAGAACAGCATCTTTGCGGATGACGCAAAGCTGACTGACGAGATGATGAACACAATGCAGTCCGCTTACACAGTTGCAGACCTCGCCTACAATGATCTCCTTAAAAGTGACATCGCGAAAGAAGTCGCCCGCTTCGTACTTCCGCAGGGTGGTTACACTCGTATGTACGTCACAGGTAATGTTCGCAGCTGGATGCATTACGTTGGGGTACGTGACGACGAAGGTATTGCTCAGTGGGAGCACGTTGAACTCGCCCGCGCAATCCGCCCCATCTTCTCAACGCAATTCCCCACCGTCTCCAGAGCCTACTTCAATCGGGAGCCTTCTTCCCTAGAGATTGAAAACCAAGAACTCAAAGCTGAGATCGAAACCTTGAAAGCTATCCTGCGGGGCAAACTCTGAAATGGCAACGTTGACTAAACAGCTCGTTCACGCCCACTGGCACATTCTGGAAGACTGGCCGAAGAAAGATGGCGATTACGTTGTTTGTTTCCTTCAGGACAACGGCGATTACGGCTGGCCGGACATCTGGGAATTCACTGCCCGCGACGGGTGGGAACCCGTTGCCGGCCAAGATCACGCAGACCAGCCTACGCACTGGTGCGACTTACCCATGCCTCGATGATTGACAGACCGAAACTAGAAACCAACTTTCAATTTCGGAACGATCCAGCTCCCGTCGTGGTGGTAGATTTTCACGTCTACCTTCACGACATTCTTCGCTGGTTTGAGGAAAAGATTGAAAACTCGTTCAAGCCCGAGGTTGAAGACAAACTCCTCAAAGGTGCCTGGGCGCTCAAAATAAATCGTGGCCCGGATATGCTCCCTCGCCACTCGTACCGCATCGTGGTTGTGGCCGATAGCAGATTCTCTGATACAGGGAACTATTGGCGAGACCGGTTCATGCGGGAGTCAACAACCGTGAAATCCGCTTGGGAACAGTATGCTGAGGCGCAAGGTAAAAACCTTTCTGAAATTTCTACACATTACAAGGGAACCAGGGGCGAGAAAACCGACAACTTCTGGCGTGTTTTCAACGTCGGATGGTCGTATTGTAATGAGTACTTCCCGATTTTCGCTCAGGAAGGTTTCGAAGCGGACGACATTGCGGGCGCTATCTATCGCCTCAGTCGGGATAGCGGCGCTGACAGCGTTGTTACTCAGCGGCAAATCTTCCTCTCGACCTTAGATCGTGACTGGAGCCAACTTGTCGATGAAGAACATGGAGTCTACTTCGCAAACACCCGAGTACCGTTCCCAAAGGAGAAAATACAGGAGAGACTTGTCGGCAACCAGGGCGTTATTGAGCATACTCTTCATCGCATGGGTTACGAACTCGATCATCCTCGCAATCTCGCTGATTGGAAAGTCAAACACGGTGATCTGGGTGACAATTTGCCTCCAGGCAGCCCTAAATGTCTCTTTGATCTTTGCGAACCGAACCCTCATTATTCTGTTGAGGAAACGGCACCGTGGTATAGTCGACTTGTGGAGTGTTTGAACGATCCGAATCCGAACGATCGCGTTGACCACTTTGAATCAACGATTCGTCAGTTTGCGAAGATCTGCCTTGAGCCCCCTGTGAGGCTTTAATCAGGGTAAAAGTTAACAGCTAAGCTGAATAAGGATGTCTGATGCCGCCTACCAGGCGAAGTACCTGTCGATGGCGCGTCTCTTGTGGGAGGCGGCAGAGGGTTTGCCTGAAAGAATTTCTGATAACTACTCTAATTATCTTCGGCACGATTATTCTGACGGTTCCGTTTCTCTCGCGCCGCTGATCAACAAGTTTGACTTTGCCGATGGCCTGGAACCCGAAGAGTGGGACGAGGCCGTCGAGATTCTTGGCAAAGTGGACCCGTCTGATTGGCCATTTGTTGACGACATCGTTTCAGTCAACACAGAAGAACTTCTGCGAATCTACGACGAAGACGCAACTCCTGGGTGCGAGACTCAGGACTTCATCGAAGATAGCCTAGGGTGCGGTGAAAAGTGTGAGCAGGTGCTGCAGAGGGTAATTGAGTCCGTGTTTGGCTCACCTGTAGAAAAGATTCGTAGCAATTCCGGCGACTTTCCGAAAGAAGAGAATCAGTTTCTTCAGAAGGGTGACGGAACATTTGCCGGCACGTTTATGCACGGCGACCACAAATTCAACTTTGAAATTGCACCCACTGAGAGCGGTTGGCTTTGCACATATCGCATGAAGGCGGACTCGCTTGACAGTCTGCCACCGGTTCCGAATGAGCACAAAGACGAAGACGACGAAACGAAGAAGGACTACACACGTAGAGTGCGAACTCGGGGGTGGAAATAATGGCTAATCCTGGCGGTCCGCTGAACATGGTCGGCATTACGCCGCAGCTTGTTTCAAACTTAGTCACAACGAGTGTGAGCTCCGGAGTTACATCCAGCGCGAATCAACTCCTGGCAGGCGTTGCGAACCAGAGCCTTGCACAAGCGGGTTCAGCTTTGGTGGGGAATGCTGCCGGCAACCTTGTGAACGTCGGTATCAACTCTCTTCTTGGGACGCAAGTCGCTGGTGTTTCCGGCCTCAATTTGAACACCGGAGCAAACGTTCTTGCCTCAACGATCACACCTTTTGTTACAGGTGCGCTCGCGCAAGGAATCAACCAGTCGATTCAAAACAGTCTGAAAGGTGCTGGGCCACTTGGTCAAGTTCTGGCCGAGATCGGGACTGGCCTGGTAAATCAAGGCCTCAACGGTCTTACGAACTTGATTGGCGGGGGAATCACGCCCGGTTCGGGCTTAAGTTCTAGCAATGCCACGAAATTTTTCCCCGGTGCTGGAGATGAGCCGGAAGCAAACTACAATGGCGGCGGTTCTTACACGCTGGGTTCAAATGGCCCCGACGTGGTGATTGCGATCCGCGCAGCAAACTCGGGTCCGCAGACTTTTGAGAACTACTCTTCAATTTTCAACCCTGTTACCCCGGTAACTCTCGCCACTACCAGCCGAACAAATTCGAGCAGAGACGTAAACTCGGCTGTCAACGTAGTCAAGAGGAGTGCAATGTTCGTTGGGGGAGGTTTGTAATTCATGGCCTATTCTGATAGTTTCTCGAATTCGTTTAGGACCGACTTAAAGCTGGTTGATTTTTCCGAACCACTCAATTTTCCTGTTGTAGATTTTAACGCAGAGAGGCGTTTTGATCTCAATCTTATTTTCAACCCAAATGTTAACCTATGGCCCACAAGTTGGACCTTCATTTGCGCCCCGGATGAAATCTCCTGGACGACTTCTAACGCAGTCAATCGCGTCGATATCTTCGGCACAAACAGCCCGCCAGCAATTTCTGGGACCAAGGGTTTGCGTGAATTTACCTTGAGCAATGCGCTCGTCGAGGGTTTCTCTCGAAACAAGACGGTCGAGGCCAAGGTTTCAGCGTTAGAGGACCTCTTAAAGTATAAGTCTTCGCTGTCCGGTGGTTTCGTTAACGTCCCTGTGTACCAAGTGTGGGCGAACCAGAAGGGTTACGGTCAACAGGCATATTTCCTGCTCAAGAGTGTGCAGGTTAAGGAAAAGATGCGCGACCTCACGGGTGACTCAACTCGTGCTTACGTTGACGTCTCTTTCGTCGAGGTTCCTGCGTTTCAAGTGGACTCCGGTATTGACCAGGCACCGTTTTCACAGCAGGCAAAAAACAGCACTTTGCTTAAAATTGGTTTTACAGCGTCCCAAACACAGCTTGAAGCAGCGAAAAAAGGTTTCGCAAACCAGGGAATCGGCACAACAAAATCTAAATCAGGTGCCGGGGCTCCAACAGCAACACCTGCCTCAACGGGTTCTGCCTCAGCGACACCCTCCACCATTACAGCAACTGGGGGATTTAACCGTCTGGGTGGAATAAAAAACCCGAATTCAACCCCGCAACCATAAGTACCATAACATGGCTATTGACAATCGCACTTTTACGTTAATCGGGAAATTTGAGGACGGAATTACCCCCAATCTTAAGAAAATAAGTAAAGAGATAAACAACCTCTCCAAATCTTTTTCTAACCTTGAGTCTTCCCTCAAACCCGTTTCAAGGGGCTTGACAAACCTTAGCAAAAGCACAGACACGGTTTCCAAGTCTTTTATGGCACAACGCAATAGTGTTGAGTCAAGTATTCGAGCAATGTCTGCCTACGCTAAAGAAGCTGGAAGAGTCGTAGCAGCTAATAAAGCGATTGAACGGTCTGCAAAAGCAGCTGGTGGCGGTCGTACCCCCCCAGAGGCAGGTGGAGCAGGTGGAGGCGGTAGTTCCAAATCTTCAGCCGCAGCTGTAGGAGGTTTGGTTGCGGGTCAGCAACTAGCAGGCATGATATCTGGCGCCATTGTTAGAGGTTTTCAGGTGGGGGTTTCCATAATGCAGAAACCCTTCCAATACGCTGTCAACGCTTTTGGCGAACGAATGCAAGACGAGCTGTCAGATATTCAATCTGCCGGAGGGATGTTTTCAATCGATAAACGTGACAAAATGGGTGTCTTCAAGAGTTTTGAGGACGCCAGGGAGTTTCAGAAACAACTCAATGTCCGGTTAGCGCAATCTGCCGCCGCACTCCCTGGAGCCACGGAGGACTACGTAAAGCAAGCAAAACAACTGACTGACAATATGATGTTGGCTTACTCCAAGAATAAAAAATCTTTCATGGAGTTTGCTAAAACACTGGGGCCAGTGGCAGGAGAGCGCGACGCTCTTGGCCTTGTCTTGCAAAAATTCACCGAAAAATCTGTCTTACTTGGTATGGGCAGCGGCGGAAGTAGCTCATACGGCGTGCCGCAGATCCTGGCAATGCTTTTGGATCAAGAACGAGTGAATGTTCGTGCTTTTCAGAGATTTTCTGCTTACCAGAGCAACCCGCTCCTAAAAAACGCACTTGAAAACGCCCAACCAGAACTGGCTAAGACTGTTAAGGGCAGCTCAGAAAGACTCAAGCTAATTCAAAAAGTTCTGGACGAGGCAGTACCAAATGAAGTGGTAATGGCCCTCAAAAACTCCTTATCAGGGGTTAAAGAGGCTATTCGCTCGGGCCTACTGGACCCCGAAGCGGGACTGTTCGGTCTTGGTAGAGCCTTAAATTTAAGTGTCCCTAAAGTAAATGCGCTCGGTCAGTATCTGGATGAAAATGGTAGAGTAGTGAACGATGTAAATAGGGCTGTAAGGGAGTCTGCCTCCCTGTATGACTTGTTAAGGGAGACACTAGGGGGATTTGTTCTTCCTTTGTCTGAACTTGTAGGAATTCTTCCGCAAATTTTTGATCCTTTGGAGGGAATAGGTCGGCAGATGGTAGATTTTCGGGGCATAGCTCAAAGGTTCTACCGTAATTTTAACCAGTACGTGGCGGAGTTTGAGTATCTATCGAAATCCGTGGGAGGTGCCGCAGGTGGAAAAATCAAATCCACTGCCGGTGCCCGTGGGGCATTGCTTGCCTTCAGCGACCTTCTTACAGATTTTGGAGCCTTTAAGGAAACCGATTTCACACGAATTTCAAAACAACTCCAGAACCCCAACGTGAATTTTGCTAATGTGGGTAAAGAAATTTTCTCCACGCTTTTCAACTCCGACTTCATGAAGACAGTGGGCGAAGTGATCGGAAGCGTGGTTGGCTCCACACTAAAGATGGTCGGCGATTTGATGGCAGGGGTTACCGACATGACAGAAGCTGGGCCATTCGCCCAAGGATTAAAGAGTGGTTGGGATAAAGCCAAAGGGTCTATCGGCGTGACTCTGATATTCCGATCTCTTCTTCGAGTCATATTTAACGGACTAGTCAATTTATTCAAGAGCGCACCTTTAGAAACAAGCATATTTGCAGGATTAACTTTAGGACTGCCAGTTCTGCAAGGTGCGATTGCAGCCGGAATTACTAAGGTGTTTGAGTCTGTGTTGACGGGGGGAAGAGCAGGCGCAGCAATGAAGGGCATGGCGGGGGGTGGTAAGTTTATCCCTGGCGCTTCTTTAGCTTTTGGTGCTCTTGACGTCGCCATGAGAATGGGATCCGGTCAGGATGCCGGAAGAGCTATTGGGGGCGCGGCGGCAACCGCTATCGGAGCAACTCTAGGGGGCATTCTAGGTCAGGCCATAATCCCTGTCCCTGGTGTCGGAGCGGCGGTGGGAATGGTTGCAGGCGGTGTCATTGGTGATAAGATTGGATCATATCTCTTAGGACCCTCCGACGCTCAACGGGCAGCCGCAGAAGCTCAAAAAGCGGCTGCCGACGCAATGAACCGAGCTCAAGAGGGAGCGGCAGGAAAATACTTCGATCCGTCGAAACTTGGAGGTGTTGAAGCAATTTCTCAACGATTCGGGGGAGGTGCTGGGCTATTAAAAGCACTTTCCGATCCTGCTCAAGTGAAACAATTGGGTCTTTCGCCGGAAGGTGTCCAACAAGCTAAAATCCTAGCCGGGTATATGACTCAGCTAAACGGCGCAGTTAGCAAAACAAAATCTGCTCAAGACACCTACTCTCGCGCTGTTGCCTTAAATACAGGGAATCAAGAAACAGCTCGGAAAAGACTGGAAGCGGCTCAGACAGCTCAAAGGACACTAGAAGCCAGTATGAGAAAGGCGTGGGAGACTACAAGTTCTTCAGAAAGACTAAGGTTAACCACGGCTGCGAACGCTCTGTCAGGCGCAATTAACGAAGCTGCCTCAAAATTACGCAGAGGGTCTAGCATTGGTGAGACGCCCGCCGCCTTCGCCAAACCCGTTTACGCAGGGACACCGGGTCGTAAAATGGGTTTGTTTGACGCAATTGCTACTGAAATGGCACACAAACCGGCTGGAACCGACTTGCTGATTGCGAACTCAAGTGAAACTGTAATTCCAGCAGCAGGTGGTTGGGCTGGAAGTATGGCGTCTGGGTTTGACGTTTTCACGTCCGCTGCTAAAAAACTTGCCGAAATGGCTGGAGGAATGTCTGGTCTGGGTGACATCATCAGCGTTGGTAAAAAACTTCTGTCCATGGGTCTTCAAGTTGGAGAGAACCCATACTTCCAGTATGGTATGGGATTTCTCCCTGGTGGTGGTGGTAGAATTGGTCGTCACGCTAAAAACTCGTATCACTACAGAGGGAGAGCCTTAGATGTGTCTGGGCCGCCAGGTTTACTAGACGCAGCATACGCTCAACTCAAGGGCACTAACCCTGCTGAACTTTTGTGGCGCTCCCCCGGTCACTACGATCACCTCCACGTTGCTTATGCCATGGGCGCAGGAATGCCAGCGTTCTTCTCATCACAAAGAGCTGCGATGGATTGGGAGCGCAAGGCGACACTAGGCAACGTCAAAGTTTCCTCGATAACTTCGAATTCCTCCGAAGGAATGGGAGGTGCGGTGTCCGTGAACGCACCGATCACGATTTATCAACAGCCGGGTCAAAACTCCGAGCAACTTGCCGCCTTGGTGGCGATGGAACTTTCAAACGCAATCAATCAAGCTCGCTCTTCTTCGATGTACGTGTAAACTATGGCAGGAAACTTAATCATCCCCCGCGTAGAAGTGTACTGGGGAAAAGTGAATCTAACTTCTTACTCCGGTGACGAAAACTACCCGAAAGGCGACCCCCTGGTTTACAAGGTCGAGTGCACATTGCCGCAGCAATCAGACAACCCGAGCGGTTCGATGATGTGGGTGCCTACAGCGGGAGCATACAAGATCTATGAGAAACTACTTCGAGAGAACGCTGACGAACAGATCGTAACAACCTTCGGTTACGCGGGAAAGAAGAAAGTCTCCTTCATTTGGATGTGGGGTGGCAACGGTTACAGTTACGGTAACACGATGGCGCTGAAAGTGTTCCTCCTCTCCGAGCTCAGCGGTTTGATCAACGCAAACACCCGAAGCGTGGCAAACAACGAGGACAACTCAATGACGATGCTGGGTGCGGTTCAAACCACGGAAAGACTCTTCGCCGTAGACAAATTGAAGATCATCCGTTACACGGACACGGCTCGAAAAGACCTACAGGACAATAGAATCAAGAACCAGTATGGCCGAGACCAAACCTTTGTGTCTTCGATCAACAACATCGTCAAAGAAAACGGAAACTACGTCTTTTCGACCAACATTGTCTCGGAAGCTGCTACAACCCGCGGAAACACTTCCGTCACAGGTAAGACCGAAACGGCTTCGAAATTGGTGATATTCACTCCCTACCAATACGAGGAAGGAAAGGCCCCTGTCCTTGATGGCCAAAGTAGAGGTTATAACGAGTTCCCCGACCCTACAAAACGTTATGGTTATTTGCTCGGTCCCAGTCTGATTAACACAATGGAGCGTTCATTCCAGTGGGCACCTCCTCAGCAGACTCAAATGCCAACTCCTGCGAAAACGAGCACTCCCAAAAGGAACAAGGGGAAAGCCGGTCAGAAAACCCCCGTAAATAAACAGCAGGAAAAAGCTTCCGGCGTGGGTGCAGTCAGCGGAACTTCTCTGGCAGCAACAAACCCTGGCATCAGTGTCGCAGTCGACAAAGTTGGGCCGGAAAAACAAATTCTTCAGCAGCTGGAAGCAGCAGCGAAACTAAGTTTCAGCACCTTTCTTGTTCCCGCGCTCGTTGGTATCAAGCCCTACGACATCATCTATATCCCTGCCTTAGATGCAGAAGGTCCGGAGGATATTGAAGACTGGATTGTCAACACGGTTGATTATAATCAAACCGACGGAGGTGTAGACGTCAGCGTTACAGCGAGTCGAACATACGGATTCGGAGGGAACTTAATGAACCCTGTGAGTGGGTTCGTTTTCCTTGAGAAAGCTAAAACTCTTACAACACTGGAGAAGTGGGAAGAGTACGCCTGGTGTATTACACCGAGCACTCCGACAACTTTGGCAGGACCGGTCCCCATTCCTGTTATTCCGGCTTCGCGATAGAGTTTACCGTCTAAGGTCGCCGCTATAGTAAGGTTGAATGCGCTGGCAACAAGGCCAGACTGCCGCATTCTTACCGAGACACAAAATGGCTACTCAAACTTTCAAAATCAGCCCCAATCTCGACGAGCGTAATCGCGCTCGACTCGAAAGCAAAACCTACACTCGGGCATACACCGACATTCCGAACTCCGCTCTTCCAGAGAGCCTGCGAGTTGCTCTCAATGCGGTCTTCAAGGCTCTGACCGGTGAAGATCTGGATGAGTCTGGAAGCACTTTCACCGTCCGTGCGGACGCGAATGGTGTTTTCAAGCGCCTCTACTCCCCGACCGTTTTCTCTACTGAGGAAAAAGGTCTTGTGATTCGCTGGGGCGACCAGGATATCTCCCTGGACGTTCAACCCGGTAAAATCACTACCTCTTCCGCCCCGAAAGGCACCAAATTTGCCTTCAAGGAAGAACAGATTGGCAAGTTCACCGAGCCTGTCCTCAGCGTTTCCACAACGTTTGACGGCACTCTGTACACTCTGCCGATTCCGGTTCGTTCCGCTGACTACGAAGACAAAATCAGCGCGGATCTTCTTGACCTGCTCCTGGATGAAAACCCGGAAGCAATCGCCGAGAAAGTTCAGCTCGCCTCTGATCTTTCCAAGCGTGGTGAAGGTTCCGGCGAGCGGATGGTTGGCCCCTTCGTGAAGGTGGCAAGCCTGCCGATCGGTGAATACAAGATCACCACTTACCGCAAAAAGGAAGGCGGCCAATACGGCACCGACTACTTCCTGCAGGCCCAGGTAACTGAGCCCTTCACCGCTCCCGTTCGCACGGAAGTTGATGGAGAATGGATGGACGTCGAAACCGAAGTTGTTGACTGGTGCATTGTTCGCCCGAACAACGCTCTGAAGAAAACTCTCGCTGCCGATCCGTTGATCGCCCCGGATTCCCCTGCCACTCTCCGTGTGATTGAACATGGTGAGTATAATGGGTTTCCGACTGCGAAGTGCATCCTGAAGGTTACTGCATTCGCCGAAGATCCTGATTCGTTCGATCTGGACTTCTGAACCCCTTGACAGTTTGCCCTGGCCTTACCGGCTGGGGCTTTTTGCTATACTCGAACGGAAACAACTACCCAAACTAAAAAATGGCCGACCCTTTTTCTGGAGCTGCTGGCACCACGAAACAAGAAATTGACATTCTAGGGAAAGGAAAAGAAAGGAAGAAAGCACGCTCATTTGGCTCATCGGCAAAGAAAGAGGAGGAAGACAAGAAAGCTCCCGTGAAAGTATCGGAGCTGTACAACGCTGGGATCGCACTTCTTGAGGCTCGGGGGTTCCGAGTGGAACTCAGCGAAACTGGCGACCACGTCAACCACCGCATTCTAAGACCGCAACCACCAGAGCAAATCAAGGGAATCAAGTATCCAAACTCCTTTGAACCACTGCAAGACATCTGCACCGATGCCCACTTCGAGCTAATCGAAGCTGCTTTTCACCCGGACACTTGTGAACCAGAAGTAAGAACGTTCTGGGAACCTTTGTTTCGCCCGAAAGCGGGTGACAGCGACCTATCTTCCTTCACTGAACGCCTGCTAAAGATGAAGCGGGTGAATCAAGCGAAGAACATTCACCAAACACTTGACTATGGACACACCTTTGACCCAGTTGGCCGTTGGGGTGGCCAACCTGTTCTTAACCCTCGGATCTGGGTTCCTGACCGGGATTGGTTTGACCCTGCGCTTAACAAGGTCACTTTTTCTGATGTTTTCACAATCTTCCCCGAAGCCGAGCAAGAAATGCTCCGACTTATCCTCGGAAGAGTTGGTGTCGGCAGAGCCAATCACCTTCCTCCCGGGAGGACAGAGCCAGTGGACCACACCGCTCGTATGGCGGGTGTTATCGTCGGGAAAGACGCAGGTCTTGGTAAGTCAACCCTGTTCAATGGGCTCACCGCAGCTCTTCAGCGATGTGGTTTCGTCACCCACACCTTCAAATCAACCGAGGACCGATTCGGTCTCAAAGCAGCAGCTCTCAGCGACGTTGCCTACAAAGACGACACAAGTCTCACGTCGCTCAAAAAGTTCCTCGCAGCCGAAGAAACCAAAATCCTGATTACCAATGGCTTGTTCCAAGTTGAAGAGAAGTTTCAGGCCGCTGAGCAGATTTGGCCGAAGACTGTTATCCTGGTTAACTCAAACGACTGGAATAGCAAGTTCGCCTACGATCTTGATCCAGGCATTATCGACCGAATCAAAATCATTTCGACCTACCGCGAGTACGAAGTGGCAAAGAATCGAGAGACTCTGGAGGGAACCGTTTCGGAGGGCTCACCGGATCTCCGCCCACGGGCACATATCCCGTACCTTGCGGACAAACTCGGGGTCAGTCAAGAGGCGCTTTATCTTTGGTGCTTGCGGTTGGCAACTGACCGATTCTGGGAAGTCATCAACGACACTCGTGACCCTTCAATTAACCGGCTCCAAGTCGAGGTCCGGTACTGGACGACTCGGCAGAGGATCCGCTTCAAAGCGGATGTTACACAGGCGCTCGTCAATGGGATGGCATTTGCGTGGATGCTCCGGACAGGAAACACGGAAATCCCTGAGCTCACGCCGGACATGCTACAAGAATGCCTCGACCACTTCTACTTCCTCGGAGTTGACCCGTCGGGCCTTCACATGATGACCAGGATGAAGAAACACTGGGAACTCGCAGGTAGGCCATCGACGCACTACTATCAAGGTTTCCGTGAGATTCGTTGGGAGTCGATCAAGAAAGCCGTCACGTATTTCGAACAGTTCGGCCGTAACTCAGGGGGAAGTTCAACCACCGCTGAAGTTATCAAGGACATGATGGAAAAACTGGTGATGCGAGACGGCTTCAAGATCGGTGGGTCTGCGAACTACGTGATCGAGAACTGGGAAAACATGCGTCACGCGAGCGAAGAACTGCAGATGGAGGGCAAGGAACTTATCGAGGAAATCGAGGAATTCGATCGAATTCGTCTGAGCAATCCGGAAGAGCGTTGTTACGACAAGTGGTTGGAAAACAAGCACTACTCGCCCGATCGCGCTGAAAAGTTCCGCTCTGTCGCTCGTGAAAAGCTTTTCCGTCTGGAAACGATCTCCTGAGGGTATAACTATGAATGTAACTAACTCTCTCGAGACTACCACGGTGGACGCATTTTCCTATGAGTGTCAAAAACAAGCAAGGTTGAAAGCCCAGCTCGAATCAGAAGGCTTCACCTGCTGTGACGACCCTGCAAACCTTTATGACAAGATTGGCACTGTTCAAGAGATTGAGTGTCTCTGTGAGCAGTACACCCCTCGGCTTCTAGCCAAGCTGTATGCCAAAGGCACGGAAAGTCTCGAGCATTCTTTCTTCCTCTGTCCCCTGTGGCAGATCATCAAATTCAGCTACGTGATTCCTCAGCCTGGGGAGTATTTCACCGCAAAATATGTGATTGGAATTCGTCGCGTCGGTGAAAACGTTTTCGTACCTTCCTTGCGTCTTCCTTTGACATGAGCAGCGAATTCTTCAGCAGCAACACCCCCGATACACCAACGCCTCTCAACAGTGCTGGAACGCCAACGCAAAAGTATCAGAACGCTGCTGGAGAGTTCGACCTGAAGAAATCCCTTGAGCGCAAAATCAAATCGAGAAAAGATCAGGACATTCCGGCTTTCTCTGAGGACGATGCCATTCAACGCTACTACGGGGATTTCTCGATCGAGTCAAAGCGAAATGCAAGAGATCTTCTTCGCACGCACCCGGAGTTCGGGCAAGAAGGAAAGATGCGAATGAACCGTGTGGGCAATAATACCCGCGAAGTTCTACCTCACGACCCCACCAAGACCGTTGAAAACGGTGGGCACATTGTCTACCAGGATCAACCGCAAACCTCTCAAAAGAAGTACAACAATGGCTCAAAAGTACACTGATCCGCAGACATTCCTGAAAAATCTGGTTGTCAAGAAAGGCAAAAGCGACCTTCTAGGTGTGTATCTAACCGGTGTCACCGTTGTAGCCGATGCTGTGAACGATTACGGTTACGAGTACAGCCAAGAGTGGGTTGCAAAGAACGTTGAGACTCTTCAAAGAAAAGAAGAAGCCAGCTGGAACAAGTTGCTGGTTGAAACTCGCAAGAACACAGACGATATCGTTCACACTCTTACGTTCAGCCGGTTGGACGAATCGATCACGATGTATTTCATTGTGGAAGGGCATGAAATGTCAGCGATGGTTTTCATTCCAACGCTTTTGGTGAACGAGTTCGTATCGGAAATTGCCTTTTACAATCAACTCCTGACTGAAGTGGCAGCTTTCGCGGGTAAAACACCAACCAGCGTCAAATTTACGTTGGGCGCTGCTTTGATGGACTGGGACGACCTTGTTGAACAAGGGTGCGCTCGCGAGGTGGACGTCGGCTTCTAGGTTTACCGGGGTTACCACTCCCTATAATAAATCGCTCAATTGCTCACCATGTGGCACATTGTCTACCTCTCGTACGAGAGTTGTAAAACGGGAAGGGACTACATCGGAAAGAGATCCACTTCCAATCTTCATGATGGGTACTTGGGGTCTTTCACGGACTCCTCCTTTAACCCTGATACCCGGATTATTCTTGGGTACTACAAAACATCTCAGGCAGCAATCGTTGCTGAAATACAGTGGCAAAGAGTGTTTCAGGTTGCAACTGATCCGCAGTACGCAAACCGTTCGTATCAAACCTCTAAAAAGTTTGAGTGCGTGGGGCACACTGAAGAAACTAAATTAAAAAAGTCTCTTCAAACAAGAGGTGAAAACAACCCCATGTACGGAAAAACGGGTGAACTTGCCCCGGCAACACACATGCGCTGGTTTTACAACCCGATAACTGGGGAAGAACGTTACACACGCGAATGTCCCACGGGCTGGAGCACCGGAAGACCCTCAATCGGTCTTGCGTCATTAGGGCGAGAAGTCTCCCAAGAAACCCGAGACAAACTGAGAGAGTACCAACTCAGTGTACCGACTGAGGAAAGATACTGGTTCGGTAAAGAAGGGAACGCCTCAGGAACCCGGTGGTGGGTAAACCCTGAGACCGGTGAAACAAAACGCAGCAAAACAAAACCTGGACCCAACTGGATTAACAAAAGAAAATGACCCCGAACGACTATCAAAGCAGCGCCCTTGCAACGGCAATTTACCCGAATCAAGGGCAAAATTTCATTTATCCGACTCTCGGACTGGTCGGTGAAGCGGGCGAGGTTGCAGAAAAGGCGAAAAAGATTATCCGGGATGGGGACGGAATTCTTACTGACCCCGCTCGGGAAAAGATCGCCCTCGAGCTCTCAGATGTTTGCTGGTATGTAGCGGTTCTTGCTTACGAACTTGACTACACTATGGAGGAAATCATGCAAATGAACCTGGACAAACTTGCTTCTCGTGCTGAACGTGGAGTGATCGCTGGCTCTGGTGACAACCGATGAGAGCTTCCAAGTGCACCTTCAAAGACATGATGATTGCCGCCATCGGCAATCTCCAGCTCGGCACTGCTACCTCCTTCATCCAGGTGGAGTTTGGCCTTGCTGAGCTTGAAACCTGCTGGAGCGGGTTTGTAGATTCTTCCGACCATTTTGGTCTGGACTTTACATCGAAAAAACACGTATTCAATGAGTTTGCATCCGCCCTCTCAGACTACATCGAGTTCCTTGGTGAACCCACATCTATTAAAGTGGGATCGTAGATTCCTCCGAATCGCCGAAGAGGTGCGCCTCTGGAGCAAAGATCCAGGCACCAAAGTTGGTTGCGTTCTAGTTAACGATCGTCGCATGATCGCTTCGGGATACAATGGTTTTCCGAGCACTTTGTCAGACTCTCTGGAGCTGTACGAAGATCGCGATTACAAATTGGCAGTGACAGTTCATGCCGAAGCGAACGCTATCATGAACGCTGCTAAAAACGGTGCTAAAACACAGTCCTGCACCGCCTACGTTACTTTCCCCCCCTGCAGCCAATGCGCTGCGTCGCTTATTCAAGCGGGAGTGAAAAGAGTTGTGTGTCCAAACCCAGCGAATGCCCCTGAAAGGTGGAGGGCAAGTTTCAAGCTGGCGAATGAAATGTTATATCAATCCGGCGTGAAACTCCTTTACTATACAGAGGCTGACTTACAATGTCTAACCGAAACTGCCCCGTCTGTGGAGCCCACTGGGTTCAAGGACAACTCTACTGGTCCACAGGAAAGCCTGGAAAAGACGAAGATCTCAACGCTCTCGTATGCAGGCGATTACCTGCCGAAAAGGCTGAGCGATGCGTAAATCCCTCCCAAGGGAAGGACGGGGGTGTCGGCTGGGCGGAACGGCAAGCCATGACAGAAGCTGCTCTTACGAAACTTGATCTCTGAGGCGGATAACCGCCCCATGTCTGGGCGGTTTACCCCCTTTGCAAACTGGCCGAAAAGCGGTATACTAATTACAGTTGATGAGAACCATGAGTAACGACCAAACCTTCTACGACGCTGTCAAGGGCGACGCCCGCGCTGTCACTCAAGTGATTAAGCAATACACTCCGCTAGTTCATAAACTGGTGAACAAATACGCCTGGATGGCCCCGAAGCACAGCCGAGAGGATCTTGTGCAAGAGGGTTTGCTGGGAATTGTTAAAGCAATCGAAACCTTTGATGCTGACAAAGGTTGCAAGCCGATGACCTGGATTTACCCTCAAGTTCGTGGAGCTGTTCAAGGTCTAGCGCGCAAAGAAAACCGAAACCCGAAGTATCCCCTGTCGCTTGAACAGTCGGATTGGGCGAAGAATCTTGAGGATCCCAATCAGTTTGAAGTTCGCGACGAGATTGCTTCCGCCCGAATTCGTGACATTGTTCTGTCCGGTTGCGGTTCTCTCGACAGCAAGCGAGCGCAAATTGTTTGTGCCCGTTACGGCCTTCTTGGAGAGAAAGGACTTCGTCAGGGAGAGGTTGCCCAGAAGTTCGGAATGTCGAAGCAAGCGATCAACTCGCATATCTCACGTTTCACCCGAATTGTGCGCGAAAAGCACCCGGAACTGGAGGCTTTGATTCAGTGACAAAGCTTCTGGTTGTCGTCCCGTTTTTACTAGCTCAGCACGGGTCGATTGATCCCTTTGTGTTTGGGCAGACGTACTGCTTTCTTCGACAACAAGGAGTTTCTGAACGAACTGCAATCAACCAAGCTGTGGATGAGGCTTGGCGCCCAAATCGAACCTC